CCACCTTCTTGTAACTCTGAAGGGTCTTTGTAAGGGATGTCACCGAAATCATCATCATCCCTTGGGCCTCTCGGTTTACTTAAAAAATCCGGAATTGCCTCAAAACCGCTGAAAGTATTATTATTAGTATCCATATTAAATTATTAATTAATTTATATTATTTACCTAGGATCTCATCAAACTCATAAAGAGCTGTACCTGAGATACCTGTTTTCATTAAAATATTATATTGATTTATAAGATCTGCAAACTTAGCCTCTTCCTCTATTTGTTCTTGTATAAACCACTGTATAAAAGAAAAAGTAGTGTAACAATTCTCCTTTAAACACATAGCAGCAGTTACGTGGTAAGAGTCAGAAACACCTATTTCATGTTTATAAGCAGTCTCTATAACCTCTAATATATCTTTATAATCATTTTTAGGTTTAGGTATTTCAGGAGTAATAGGTAAAAAATTCCTATCTAAAAGAAAATTATATAACTTATGCATATGCATACGTTCTTCTTCAGCATAGTTTTTAAACCTTTTAGCACCGCCTTCATATCCACAGTCTTTACACCAAGCAGACATAGCTAAGTATATTTGACTAGAATAAGCTTCAGCTTGTATATGTTTATTTAAATCTGCTACAATACTGCTAGGTAATCTATTTACTAAAGTTCCTTGTTTACCTGAACTTATAGTAATCTTAGTGGGTTTGTCCATTATTTATTATTAGTTGTAGTTTTCTTCTTACTACTTATTGTCTCAGCAGCCTTATTATGCCTTTCGGTTTCTCGTATTTGCCTAGACTTTAATTCGTAGTCTTTATTTATTTTATCTCTTTGTAGACTAAGTTTTTCCAACTCAGTTTGTGAATTATCTTCAGTCTCCTCTATAGGTTGACTTTCTCCTCTCATAGAACTAGCTGCTCGTATCTGAGCTACTGTTATAGCTGTCTCAGCTTTACGTATAGAATCTTCTTCTGTAATCCTATTCTTTTCCTGAACTAAAGCATTAGCCTGTTGTTGTATAGCCTGTTCAGACTCTGCTTGCTGACGCATTAAATCTTCTTTCTTACTTTCTATTTCTGTTAATTTCTGCTTAATTTCAGACATATTATTTGAAGTCATAATTGTAGCAATATCCAATAGACTACCACCATTTTGCATAGCTGCTTGATAAAGATTACTTAATTTTTCTATATCCCCATGTTCTTTAGTAGAGTCTGTTAGGAATATATCATGATCTGAGTATAAGAAATCCTCTGTAATTTTTAAATATACTCGTTCTGGTCCATTTAATACGAAATTAATTTTCTTCTTATCATGCATTCGCCAAGCAAACTTAGTAGTATTTAGTAAGGCTGTTAAAGCATCTCTTTTAATACTATTATGTTTCCAAAATAAAGGTTCAGTAATATGACTAGTCTGTATAATAGAACGTTCTACGTTACCTACTAATTCATTTGAAGAGATAGAACCCTGTCTCTGTTTAGATATACCAGAGAGTTCCCCTACCATTTCTTCAATCTTATTTAGTAAACCTATATACTCTACTATAACATTAGACATAGTTAAGTCTACCCGACTAAATTGATTGAAACTTGCAGGTTTACCCCCAGTTCTACCTGGTTCTAACCACCCTTCTTCATAAGGATTAAAGAAATTAACACCCATAGCAGTGAGGTAATGCATCCATTTAGACTCATCTAACCCCATACCTTTTGGTATCTGGGTAACATCCATGTTGATAATCTTACCCTTATCCCTAGCTATAGCTAGCTCTAACCTATACCAAAGTATAAGATACATATATTGTAAAGGTTTCATTATCTCTACTAAAGATTTCTGCTCAGTGTTATTGTTATTATAAGGACTGCCTATATAAGGTAATGTAGTAGCATTAGGATTATCAACAGATACTGATTGATATTCAACAGGTTTTATACCTACATAAATATCATCCCCTATTCTATAACCTTCCCATACTTCATTAATCCAGTCCCATTCTAACTCTTCACCTGGTTGTTTTTTATAGGTTTCATCAACAATAGTAGTCTGTAATTCACCATTAGGATCTACATAAGATAGGTAACCAATCTTCTTAAAGGACTTCCATACCCCATGATAAACCCTAATAAAAGGGCCTTTCCGGAAAGGATCGCTTAAATTCCTAGTAGTATCATAAGGGTTAACCCCATCCATATTCCTAAATATAAAATACTTAGTGTTAAGATCTGCCCCTGTAGCTTTAAATGTACTAAATTGATTATTAATAAAGTTTAAAACTTTATCTAAATCCTCTTCAGTTAATAAGTCATAAAACCTATCATGTATTGATGTTGGAGTCATTAGCATATGCCTACAAGCCCATTCACCATGTTGAATAAACTTTATATCCGGATCCCTATCATAACCAAAGAATAAAGGATTTACACGTTCTAATACAGGTTCCCCATTTAGAATTCCTACATAGTAAATCTCATCAGATGCCACTAAAGCATCCTCCCAACCCTTCATAAACTCTGTCTTTATATCTAGTTTTTCTACTAAATACTTCAGTACTTTATTAGCTACTTGTTCTGCAGGGTCATAGTATTTATTATCTATATAACGTTTAATCTCTTTGAGCCTATCTTGTAACCCCTTCATTTCCTCTTCAGAACTCATTTCCTTATTATTAGTAATAAGTTCCTCCATAGCAGAGTATAACATTTCCTTTTGTTGTTCTACTGTTTCATCTACAGCAGCCTCGTCTGTTCTATATACTACGAAAGAGCTAGGTCGTTTAGTTTCCTCCCCTTTAAGTAACTCTATCTTAGGTCTAATGATATTAATATTCTGCATCTTGGCTGGGAATCCTTCACCTATTTTATAAGGATCTGTAACATATTTTAAGTCTTCCAAGTCAAAGACACTATTCATCATATCATAGTTTATCTTCATCCTAGACCTACGCTCGTCCCCGAAGTAGAATCTAGCTATTATCGCTTCTAGGCTATTCTCTTTCCACTCCCTATCTTTCTGTGATAAAGGTAGTTTCTGTGGTGGAAAAGTACCATTTTTTGTAGCCATCTAAATTTAGTTTATTGTTGGTTGTTGCATAAATATATCTGTGTAATCGTAATCTTTAAAAATCCCTTGTTCAAAAAGGGTAGTTGTACGATTAGAATCTCTTTTCTCGTTAACCTTAATATTAAATAAATCTTCCTTATAAAGCATCAGTATCTTAAAAGAAGAGACCCTATCAAAGTTACCTTTATCATTATAAGCAATTAGTTCTTCTAAAAAAGGTTCTGAAAGTATTGTGTGTAAGTTCATCTTACCATCTGACCTGACAGTTATAAGCCAGTCACGTATTAATCCCTCAGCAAAGAGACTTATCTCCTTAGTCATATGTATACCCTTAGCTCTATGTACTGTACTATTTTTAATAATTTTGTCTATGATATCTGGTTGATCTGCAAGTAAATAGTCAACTTTATTGTTCCTAAAATAAGTAAGTATACCAGGGTTTTGATTTTCAAATAGTAACCTAGCATTATAATACATTAACAGTTTCTTGACATTCTCATAGAACATTTCTGCCTTTTCAGGCCTACCTGTGTACTCTGCAACTAGTATATCATAAAATGATTCAAACTTTTGAAATCTTTTATATATAAAAACAGAACCTAAAGAACCACTACCGGATTGATCAAAGTCATAACTATCGCAAGAAGCTATATATAAACCATGAGGAGGATTCTCAACAGGGTGTTCCCATATAACAATTTCCCCTGAGGAATCCATTGAAGGATCTAATCTATATTTAGTTAAATCTTTAGGTCTAGCAGATTGCTCCCACTTTAGTATACCATACTCATCTACAACTAACTTACCTACTTGCTTAAAAGACTGTACTGATTTATTAGTTTTTATAAAAGATAAATGCTTTATTAGTTCTGCTTTAGGAAATATATTAGTACTAATTTGCAGAGAGGCCTCCATTGGAGTAAAGCTATGCTCAGCTATATACCTATCGACACTTGTTCTATCTGAAGAGCTTTTTATAATCTTATCTCTTTCAATAAGACCATATTTAATTGCTTCCTTAACATTGGAGTTTCCATCTTTATCCATGTACTCCTCACCAAAATTATAATAATCAGGAACATAAAAACCACAAGGTTCTGTAGCCCCCTCATCCCAAATATTTTCTATAAGTAAGCAATTATAAGCATTTGGTTCATAGAATATATCCTTAAGACCTTCAAAATCTGAGTCCATACTACCACCAGTCCCAAAAGCTATTTGCAATCCGTGAACAGAACTACCTTGTTCTAAAGAAGGTCTAGCTATTTGCCATGCTGTTTTTAAATGTGGAAATTTCCCAGCTTCCTCATAGATTATAAGTTTACCCATCTTACCTCTAACTTTGTTTACATCGTTCTTGAGTGTAACACCAATAACCTCTGATTTATAACCTATTTCAACTTTAACACCTTCCCTGTCTATAACAGCAGATGCTCTCTTATGCATCTTAGTATCTACTTTTTGACGTTTCTTATACCAAGCTGTATGCTCATCTACAAAGTCCATATACTCCCAAGCTTTTGTAAGTATACCATCCTTTGTCAGGAATTCGTTTTCAGCAGCATAAGCGTAAGATTTAGAACTAGGTATAAGATAAAAATTTCTACACAACATTGACGCAATCTTATAACTATATCCTTTGCGCCTAGCTTTTAGTACAGCAAGATGCTTACCTAAACGTTCTGCCTCATCAACAACATCAAAAAAAGCTTTATCATAATCCCAGAAACGTGGGAAACCTTTAACCTTGTCAGCTTTATTTGTTATAGGGTCAATGACAACTTCAACAATTTGACAATAATTTAAATAGAAATAGAAGTAACCTGAAATATGGTCTCCATCCTCTGTAGTATAACCTTTTAAACACCTCTCTGTCTCTTGATCCCAATAATCATAAAATGCTGTAGTTCCTTTAGGAGCAGTGGTATAATTACCATGCTTCTCAAAGTTAACAGCAGCAGGTCTAAATTTGTCTGTATTTTGTATCTTTTTTACTTCTACTCTATACATTTAGTCTCCCTCTTGATATAGTCTATACTATCTCGCCAAGTCATATCATCAATAATATGCAGGTGAGGATAAATTCTTATAATTTGTGATGTAAGATTACTCGGTGTAGTCTTCAATATCAGAGACATCTCCGCTATCGCCGTTCTCTTGATAGGTTTCCCTACTTTTTCCAGTTGTTCTAGCCTGTTTAGGAAGTTCGTACGGACCAATCTCTGTTTGTCCTCTAGCATTCTTTTCTAGTATTTCAGTTTGTACTTGTTTTTCTAGCATAGATAAGGACTTAACAATCTGCCCTACATCTTTTAAGTTACTTGATAAATCCTTAGCTGAGTACTTAGGTTTACCATAGGAATCTACTTCAGTAAAATCTATAGAATCAAAGTAGTTTGCCAACTTATCTACGTTACGTTTAGCAGATAATAATAGTCTCATATTAGGGGTTTCCTGTAGTTGTAGATACTTAACTGTAGCTTCCTCTACAAGTTTATCAGGTTCCCAATTATCCTTGAATAGATCCCCTATAATTGTACGTTCTTTAAATCCTTCTTGTAAGTCTTTATAAGGTGACAAGAAATCACAAAAGAATATAATGTACTTTAATTCTTTTAGTGCTCGTGATTTTTCTTTAGACTTATCCCTATCCCAAACAGCTTGAAAAGCTGGGACTGCAAGGATATTAGCATCTAAAGTAATATCAGTACCTACTATGTCAAATAGTCTAGCCATATATACATATATAATATATATTTAAAAAGGTTACAAAAATAGTTGTTAAAGTGTTATAACTTTTACATTTTTAAACCTTCTAATTCTATTCTTGTATACTTTTGCCCTTATGTTGTCTACTAATATCCAACCCCTTGTCAAGGGATGCCTCATCTGAATCAACCCTTCTAATATCTTTTCTTTGTGTGTCATTCTCACCTTTCTTTACTGCTTTATACCTAATTACATATTTCCCTAAATGTCTTAACATTATAGGAGTATAGTCATTCTCATCTTTAAATACATTGGTAGTAAATAGAAAAGGGTAGCGCACAATATGCGCCACCACCCTCTTATCTAATTTATACTTATTAGCTATCTGCTCTATTAGTAGATCACTAGCTTTAGTAGACATATAGGTATTGCTTTTATTTAGTTACATAATACCTATTAATATCTATGTCTAAAGGATTAACTGACCAAGGTTTATCAAAAGTACCTGGTCTAACACCATTAGCCCATGTAGCACATGCTTCTGTACAGTATAGCCTGTCTGTAGCTTTCTTGCCTGTAGGACCTGCCCATTTCTTATTTGTAGTATGTCTAGTACGTCTAATCATATCTATCTGATATATAAACGCTAAGAAGTCATACCTAGTAGGATTAAAAGAAGACTTACTTGCAATCTTATTAATCCTTTCTATCTCTACTTTACTATAAGGTTTCTTAGGAGTTTTAATTATATAATCCTTAGGATCTTTATCTCCGTAAGCATCTTCTAAAGGATTGATATTTATACCATCTGACTGAGCTTCTACTACATATTTCTTACCCCAAATCTCTACAATTGTACCTGCATGACTAAACAATTCTCTTTCAGGTATACCTAATTGTTTACGGTACAAAGCCATATGAAATCTAATGGCTTTTGAAATAAAACTATTACCCCTAACTAATATAATATCCCCAGGGGTACATTTACTAAAATCATTCATTATCTTTTAATTTCAATATAAAGTTTACACTTAATATATTTTTCTCTTTAACGGTCTTACCGTTCTTATCAATATATTCTATATCTGTTAATGAGGGAACTAAATAGTTATTAATAACCCAACCATCTTTATTCTCATTATAAACTATAATCCTTAAGCTTTTTAGTTTACCTATATATTTACTTAAGTTATTCTTATTAACTAAAGTTTCCCTCATTAATTGCTTTCTAGAGCGGACATCTATAATATCTTTAGGCTCATCTTTACCCCACTCCATATGGATCTTGAGCAAAGAAGCAAAGACATCCATTTCCCGTTCTGCTAGCCCGAACAGACTATTCAGAATTTCTACATACTTCTTGTATATAAGTTTATCTGTTACTAAGGCTTTAAATTCCATTATTTAACTATTTCTAATTTAGGTGTGTGCTCTTTAACTTCTTCTTTAACCTCAGGTTCTTCAGTAACTTCCTGTACTGGGGCTACTTCACCTTCTATAGGAACTACTTCCTTAGGACCTACTGGAGCAAATCTTAAAGTTAACATAGTCTTACAAGTATCACAGAATAGAGGAAACTGAGAGTGATTATCTGTAGGCATTGGCCCCCCAAATAACTTAGTTAAATCTAGTGCTTCCTTTACTACTATTGGTACTATATTACCCTCTTCATCCTTAGTACATATATGAGTTAATGCATTACACTTATTACAGTGAATTACTAGAGCTGCTTCGTCGTAGTACTCGTAATCTACGCCGGGTTGTTTTACTTCCAACTCTGGACTTTCTTTAGTCTTTTTACTTTTCTTAGCCATTAGTTACCTATGATTATATTACCTGTTTTAGGATCTCTCCTTACTATTTTATTAAGCTGTTCTACTTTTTCTGTAGTACCTTTAACATCACCTACTGATGTAACTAGACTGTCTAGAGTTTCCCCTGTAGCAATTATAGTACTATCAATTACTGCACTAATACTATCGTTAACTTCAGCTAACTGTACTACTTGTGTTTCAAGGTCTTGGTTAGTATTGAACATAGCAGCTATAATACCAACTACAGCAAATTTAAATACTTTACTAAAAGTCTTACTTTCTAGACCTTGCCAACCTTTAATTATATAACTAACTAAAGTACCCCAAGCAACAGCTTTAAGGAAATTATTAATCTTAGTTAATCTAGCATCTTGTTTAGCATCAGTCTTATCAGATTTTATACGTTCATCTATAATACTTTCTAATTTATCTTCTGCTTTATCAACTATAGTACCTATTTGATCTGCATCAATCTTACTGATTGCTTTCTGGAGTTCCTTCTTCGCTCTCCTTTTTACTATTTTCATTTACTTCTTTTATAAAATTATTAACACTATCACTATCTGCCTTACTAAGAATTTGAAATCTATTTACTAGTACAGGACATTCACTATCCTTACCTGTGTACAATAGTCCAAATAACATTACCTGCTTAGCATTATATACAACCCAATCACCTACCTCAAAAGGTACAGTTATATTAGGATTACTACCACTGCCTATACTTAGTATCTTACCTACCCGTAATTCTGAGACTAACTCTACTTCTTTCTTTACAGGTACTGCAGGTTTTGCCCCACTCTTATAAGGTTTATAAACTTTCTTTTCTTCAAGTTCAGT